GAATTTGAACATGACTAAAAATAAGATCATAAAAAAGAAGGGAGTCAAGAGGCTCCCACAAACCGCCAAGGAGTATGTGGATGCCACCGAAGCGGAATTGGAAGGGATCTATAACTTGTTTAATGAGCAGGAATATGTCCATATCAATGATATCTTGAATGGGGCCGTGGGCATGGAGGAGTACTAACATGCAAGGCGAAAATATCCTGTTGGAAGAGATTGCTAAACTCAAGTCTATGGTACGGAATACCGAGAAAGCCTATCAAGAGAGGAGGAGTACTAACATGCAAGGCGAAAATATCCTGTTGGAAGAGATTGCTAAACTCAAGTCTATGCTACGGAATACCGAGAAAGCCCGGCTCTGTATTGAACAGACCGGTGCTGTGGCGGCATTGGATGCAGAGGTCGTGGCACTTAGAGCCAGCCTTGAGATGGCGTCACAATCACGCGATCAATGGAGGCGCGCCTGGGGTGTATTAGACCATGATACCAAAAGGGAACTCGACCAAGTCAAATTTGAGTTGATGCAGATGAAGCGGCGTGTTTTGGTCGCGGATGCCAATACCAATGTGCATCCCTCATGGGAGACCGCACCCCACAAAGAAATCTTGGATGCCTTCAAGTTCCAGGGTGCCATGACCCACGTATTACTCATTGAAACCGATCAACAACGAACGCGAATCGGTCTACTCAAGGATGCTATTCGTGGTATGATGAGTTATAGTGGTAATGCCGCTTGGGAGATAGGCGACTTGGCCTTGAATACAGATAAGCGGATGGATGTCTGGTAGAACAGAAAATAGTTCTTGAATAGGAGTATATAAGATGCCTGATACCAGAAAATATGATCGAATTGTTGACAAGGCCACCCATGCCGATCCTGGATTCAAGAATGGGCTTCGGTTAGGGCACGATGAGATTGTGGCATTATTGATGCAACAGGAAAAGAATATCTTGAGGCGAATCAGGTATCAGGCCTCTCGAAAATAGTTCTTGACAATTATGTAAAATTGTGTTATTATAACATCATAAAAGTTGTCCTGGATTGAATGAGTATGAATCAGGCAACAGTGACATGGGAGTGGGACTCCCCCAATTCAAGCGAGTCCCAATAAATTATAAGAGGTTTGTAATGAGTGATCGTAAGATGGGCGTGAAGCAGCGGATGTTGGCATTTTTGCAGAAGCAGACGGGGTATAACACCTTCTCTGTGGCGCAAGCGGCCAAGTACTTTGGCGCGGCCAATGTGACGGCAACAATTTGGCGCCTTCGTCAGGATGGATATCCGATCTACCTGAACACCAAGCGCCGGGCTGATGGTTCCAAGGTCGGTGTGTATCGCCTCGGTACCCCTACCAAGCTGTCCCAGGGCATTAGCTTGTCCTCAGTTTCCGCGCGGTAAGTTCTCCACTTACTACTAATTCGTAAGGCGGGCCTATCGTTCTGGTAGGCCCGCTTTCATGTTATGGGGGAACTTGATGGATATCTATACCGCAAAGAAAAGACAGATACGACAAAGCAAATGGGACCATCGGTTTCTGGAACTCGCCAAACATGTGGCGTCATGGTCCCAAGATCCAAGTACAAAAGTCGGTGCCATCGTGGTTGACGCAGCAATGACCGTCAAGGGCATGGGATATAATGGATTCCCGCGTGGCGTCCATGATGCCCCCGAACGTTATGCCGACCGCGAAACAAAATATAAATTTGTGGTCCATGCCGAAGTGAATGCCTTGATCAATGCGAATAGTTCTGTTCGCGGCTGTACCCTGTATGTCTGGCCCACCCTGATGTTCCCACCTGTCTGCCCTGAATGTTGTAAGTCTGTGATCCAACATGGAATTCGTCGTATCGTGTGCTATCACAATCCCAACCCTTCAGGTCGTTGGCAGGATATGGCAGACTTTTCAAAAAAGATGTTGGATGAATCAGGGGTCATCTACTCAGCTATCGAATTAGACGACTATAGTTGTTATAAGTAAGAGGTGACAACGGAACATTTTATTATGGAGGATTGTAATGGAAATCAAGGTGGATTTGGATCTGTTGAAGACTAAGAAGTTGTTTATTGCCACACCGTGCTACGGTGGGATGTGTCACGGCATGTATGCCAAGTCCGTTCTGGACCTCCAAGGGCTGATGACCCGCTACGGCATCGAAACGCGCTTCTCGTTTCTGTTCAACGAGTCACTGATTACCAGGGCCCGTAATTACCTCGTTGACGAATTTCTCCGCACGGATTTTACCCATCTCCTCTTTATTGACTCCGATATCCATTTCAATCCACAGGACGTACTCGCCTTGTTGGCATTGGATCGTGACATCATTGGTGCGCCCTATCCCAAGAAGGCGATCAATTGGAGTAACGTGAAGGCCTCGGTACAGGCCCATCCTGATATCGTGGCGTCGGAACTCGAAAAGGTCGTGGGTGATTATGTGTTCAATGTGGTCAAAGGCACCCAACAGTTTCAGGTCTCTGAACCATTGGAAGTTATGGAAATCGGAACCGGATATATGTTGATCAATCGGACGGTATTCCCAAAGTGGGAAGCCGCCTATCCCGAAAAGAAGTATCGTCCCGATCATGTCGGACAAGCGAACTTTGATGGTACCCGATATATTCACGCCTACTTCGATACCGAAATCGATAAGGTGTCAGAACGCTATCTCTCAGAGGATTATGCGTTTTGTCAATGGGCCCGGCGCATTGGTGTGTCGATCTGGCTCTGCCCGTGGATGCAATGCCAACACATCGGCACATACGCTTTTACCGGAAACATGGCCCGTATTGCAGAACTCACAGGCAAACTCTAAGGGGAGTCTTTATTATGCTCATCGGGTTGTTGGGTTGGATTGGTTCAGGAAAAGGCACCGTAGGCGATATCTTACGGGATGATTATCACTTCTACCAAGATTCATTTGCGGCGCCGCTGAAAGATGCGGCGGCCGCGATCTTTGGTTGGGAACGAGCGTTGCTGGAAGGAGATACCGCAGAGTCGCGGGCCTGGAGAGAAGAGATTGATGAATTTTGGTCCCAGGAATTTGGTAAGCCGTTTACCCCTAGACTTGCCTTGCAGCTATTAGGTACCGAAGCAGGTCGAAATGTCTTCCATGAAAACGTTTGGACCGCATCTCTCTTCAAGCGGGCCAGGTCCAAAGAGCATGTGGTCATTACTGATTGTCGTTTTATAAATGAAGTCGAAGGTGTTCATAAAGAAGGTGGTATGGTGATCCATGTGGTACGGGGTGGATACCCAAGCTGGTGGAGCATTGCAAAAGAAGCGAACCTGAATAATAACCAAGATGCCAAAGATCATCTGATCTCGCTTGGCATCCATGCCTCAGAATATGCCTGGATCGGCTGCCCTATTGATGCGACCATCTGGAATAATGGTACATTAGAGGAACTCCATCAGAGCGTCCATACGTTCATGAAGAACCACAAATAAATCTTGACAAACCTCTCCCTTTCTGTTATACTCATAATATTATTAATCCTGTGAGGTGCTCCATGCAATTTTCTGATACCACCCTTCAAATCCTGAAAAGTTTTGCAGGTTTGAATACCCAAATGTTCTTCAAACCAGGGAACGTCATTCGGACCGTCAATGAGTCCAAGACCATCTTGGTCGAGGCCACCATCGATGAATCGATCCCTGTTGAATTTGCCCTCTATGATCTGGGTAATTTCCTGTCAGTCCTGTCGTTGGATGAACAGTCCACATTGGAGATATCCACCACAGAAATTAAGAGTACCAGTCAAGACGCAAAGACCAATCTGGTCTATCGGTGCTGTGATCCCCAGTTGATCAAAAATCCATTTGAGCGGAACATTTCGCTTCCAACCAATGATTATGTGGTATCCCTGACCGAAAAGGATATCCTCTGGGCCCAAAAAACTGGATCGGTCCTTCAATCCCCACAGATCGCCCTGATCTCCAAGGATGGGCATCTCTCATTGGATGTTTTGGATTCCAGCAACGATTCGGCCAGTTATGCGTCCCGCCGCTTGTCGACCCCCAACGTCCCTGCCTCAAAAGCGATATTCAAGGCCGAGAACTGGCGCCTGATCCCAGGCGACTATACTGTGACAATTTCCCTCAAGGGCATCTCCCACTTCCAACATACCACCAAGAAGATCCAGTATTGGATGTCGCTGGAAACAGGGTCAAAACGGGCAAAATAGGCCCAGGAACGGTTCTGTTGGACAACGTGATCTTCTCTATGGAACCGTCCAAAAGCATCATCTAAGTGACTCTTATTCAAGGGGAAAATATGACAAATTTTGACAGTGCGGATATGTCCCATCTTCTCTGGGTCGAAAAGTATCGACCCCAAACGGTGGCAGACTGTATTCTACCAGAACGTCTCAAGGTTCCGTTTCAAGAATATGTGAATCAGAAGCAGATCCCTAATCTCTTGTTGTCTGGTGGTGCCGGGGTCGGGAAGACCACGATTGCCAAGGCCATGTGCAAAGAGATAGGTCTGGATTACATGGTGATCAACAGTTCTGATGAGTCAGGTATCGATGTCTTTCGGACCAAGATCAAACAGTATGCCTCGGCCATGTCCCTGTCGGGTGGAAGAAAGGTCATCATCCTGGATGAAGCGGATTATCTGAATCCCAACTCTATCCAGCCGGCCCTGCGTAACGCCATTGAGGAATTTTCTGGACACTGTTCGTTCATCTTTACGGCCAACTTCAAACATCGCATCATCGAGCCGCTCCATTCTCGGTGCGCCGTCATTGATTTTGCACTCAAGACTTCTGAAAAAGAAGCCATGGCCAAACAATTCTTCAAGCGGATCATTATGATCCTCAAGACCGAGAAGGTCGAACATGATCCCGCGGTGGTGGCTGAACTACTCAAGAAACATTTCCCCGACTTCCGGCGCGTCCTGAATGAGCTACAGCGGTATGCTCAATTTGGTAAGATCGATACTGGCATCCTGGCACAGATCGGCGATCTCGCCATCCAGGAAGCGGTAGGATTTTTGAAGACCAAAGATTTTGGGGCCCTGAGAACGTGGGTCGCATCGACTGATATTGATCCAGTGACCTTCTATCGGAAGCTCTATGATTCCTTGTATCTGATTCTGAAACCGGCATCAATACCACAAGCGGTCTTGTTGATCGCCGATTATCAATACAAACATTCCTTCTCGGCCGATCAAGAGATTTGTCTGATGGCGGCCCTGACGGAACTCATGGTCAGTTGTGAATTTCTATGAATCCCTTTGATTTCATCAAAAGCATCCAGAGCACCAAGATCAATCTGATCGAGCAGGACGCCACAACCGAAAAGTCGTATATCCCGTTTCTGATGAATAAGGCCATGTCCTATCATTATGATTGTCTCTCGTTTGTCCAGGACATGAATCAGCGGTATCATCTGGACCCACGGATGCAGCATGACTATCTGTTTCACACGATTCGGAGCAAGCGGCGTCCGTTTATCAAGTCCACCAAGCCTGAGGTCCATGCAACCCTGATGAATATCCAGAAAGTGTTTGGATATTCTCCACTCAAGGCCAAAGAAGCCATGTCTCTCCTCTCTCCTGATGCCCTCATGTCAATCATGCGGATGTGCGATACCGGAGGTCTCTCAAAAACCCCTAAACGATAAATACATGGTACTGTGACTTTTTATGAAGAAAGTGACGTACCATGAACCATATCAATGCTTTGCTCGATACGTTTATCGAGATTCGACTCCACACACCAGAAGACTTTCTCAAGATCCGCGAGACCTTATCCCGTATTGGGGTCGCCTCCGGTAAAGACCATATCCTCTTCCAATCCGTTCATATCCTCCACAAACAAGGTCGCTACTATCTGACCCATTTCAAAGAGCTATTCGCCTTGGATGGCAAAGAGACCAATATTGATGTCAACGATCTGGGACGAAGGAATGCGATTGCCCGTCTCCTGGAAGAATGGCATCTCTGCACCATCCTCAATCCTCTAATTTATGCCGATAACTTCGCGCCGCTCCATCAAATCCGAATTATACCACATCGAGAAAAGGATCAATGGAAACTCGTAGTTAAGTATACCATGGGCAAAAAAGATGGTAGCATACAGCAAGGGACCAAAGGAACTACGTATACGTAGTGCTTAATAACGAAAATATTTTTTTGCTTTATGTTTTGAATGGGATAGAATAGGGTT